CTGGTGATTTCTGTTACGAGGTATTTCCTACCCTAGGCCGCTCACGCTGCCAAAGAATAAACGCTATCATTTGCATTTACTTGTTTTGCTTGATTTACGGTCATCGCCTACCGTGTTGCCGTCTCTACTATCTCGCCACGTCGAAGCCAATACAGGCCCATTATGAAGTATACTCACGTTTCTTATGTCTCTGTTGGTTATGTGCCAACCGAATATACTTTATGGTGGACCTGCCGGGGGTCGAACCCGGGTCCGCAACGCCTTCGCTTTGAAGGGATTACAACAATTCTTTACTTACGTTTCTTTACGATACGCTTTGCTGTTCGGGCTACAACACTTTTGGTTGCTCGCCAGACTCTTTTTCGTGCCATGATTACTTGCGCTTACGTAGCTGTCTACGAACTGCGGCTTGGGTTTTAGTTTTTGCACGATATGCCATTTTTATATTCCTTGTTTAACGTTTCTTTTTGGTAGCTCTTTTTGCGGCACGTTCCATTGGTGTTGGTTTTTTGCGTGACATAATAGTCTCCTCGTTGTTAATATATTTATTATAGCAGAGTTTAATTACAATGTCAACTCGGAATTTCCACCTTTTCCGACAACTCCCCTCGGAAATACGTTAAAAGCTAGGCTAAATCGATCTTGTTCGGACTCATTAGCCGGAATAGAATGGGCTAAATGCGATGGAAATAAAATAATATCGTTAATTCTCGGGGCAAACAGTACTACTTCTGCGTTAGTATCGTTAATTTCACTATATGTAACTCTTATAGTATCGGAAAATAAGTTATTCCAATGTAGTTGTTTATGGAAGCAGATTTTTCCAGATAGCTCATCTACTTCTAAATATAGTACGCCACTAATTAGACTATTGCTGTGATAGTGATTTGCACCGTATCCACCCTTGGCTGTTTTATTAACCCAAGATGTAGTAATTTCCCAAGTCATTTTATGGTCAACGCCCATAACATTGTGAACAAAATCATCAATTTTACTTTGTACATGTTTTCTAAGATTGGCTAGACTAGGACGATCGAGTACATGCCGATCTGCACTTTCTTGATGAGTAGCTCCACTAGTCTCGTTGTATGCGATGCGTTCGTTTACTTCTGTAAACGAATCAGGATCTTCCCACTCGATATTTTTTAATTTCGTAAGAGTGATAGGATCCAAAGGCGGGATCGATGATTTATATAGGGGTACAGAAAACAAGGGAGTTACGTAGTGATTACTCATTTAAACCAACCAATCTTTTCGTTATTGTCTTTTCTACGTTGCCATTCTTCTTTGGTGCTAGGATATCTCCATGTCCATATAGCAACTAATAACATAGTTATTCCTGTTGCTACTACCGCTTTGACATTATGAGTTGTAAACCACATAATGATCAAACTACTTTCCATTACAAGTACCATGAGTACCTTACCGCTCTTAGGAAATACTCGTTTCTCGCCCCAGTTGGTTAGGAATGGGCCGAACCATTTGTGATTGTATAACCAGGCATGCATCTTAGGATTTACCTTGGCAAAACAATATGCTGAGAATACTAAAAAGATACTAAAAGGAATGCCTGGAGTAACGAACCCGATATATGCCATACCTAGACTTAAAAAGCCTAGAGCATTCCAAAATAATTTTTTCATGCTAGTTAACTCCTACTGAACTTATTCCTGGACCGGCGGTGGCGCCTTCTAATCTTCCATCACCGACTCGATGCACAGGTTTATTGTTGGCAAATACATTTGCACTTCCACTAGCAGCTTGTTGATTTGATGCTCTGTGTTGTGAACGTGTTCTAGCATCGTATTGACTGTCATTGCTACCGCTACCAGTTTGACCGGCAAGGGCGACTGCCTTATTGCCCGCAGACACGTTTGCAGACAGGCCTTGATCAAATGCGCCACCGCCGTGTACGTTAATATCCCCGATGACTGATATAATTGGCATTATGCTATCTTAATACCTGTAGTACTTTGAAGGTATTGATTGGCGAAATCTTGTTCAGTAGCAACTACCGTTGTAATTGCGGTTTTGTTCAATACAAATTCTTTATCAGGATGTACTGTAAAGATGTATGGCAACATGCCGATACCTTGTTGAGTAGCACTCAACACCATCGGACGAGTAATTTTATAACCGTCTGATTTTTCTTCAACTAGTTTGGCTAGAATTTCTTCACCAGTTGTCATTTTAATTGTAATTACTTCCCCAGGGCTTACACCTTTATCAATTAGCATCTGTTAACCTTTTCTTTAATTCTGTAAATCCACCGATCAATTCTTCGTCTAAAAAAATCTGTGGTACTGTTCTTGCTGTGGGCACTGCTTCTAATAAATCTTCTTTAGTATAGCCGTGTCCGACTTTCTTTTCTTCAAACTCAATGCCTTTCATTTTGAGTAAACCCTTGGCCTGCTCACAAAATGGGCAATTATCTTTACTCCAAACTATTGCTTTCATACTTGTTCCTTTGTGTCATATGTTTGTGCAAAGATATCTTTCTTTACAACACCATAGTCATTTTCACCGTGACGAACAATAACATCTTCGCCTGGATTATAATGTAACTTCTCGCCCCAGCTAGTATCAACGCTTCCGGAATGATCAGCAAGTTTAGCAATCTTCATAATTTTCTTAGGAGTGCAAACACCGTCGCCGAGATCGTCTTTGAGTTCAACAAACTTTTCTGGACTAATAGGATACTGCTCGCCCTTTGGACCGGTCATGATATAGTAGCCTGCAGGATACTTAACTGGGCCTTCGAGTGTGTCAATGGTGCCTGGCTTGTCAGCAATCTCGTAACGTTCTTTGGCAGGACGCTTGTAGGTTTTGAAACCACCATCCTTGAACCATTCATCATTTACTGACATAGATTCTGTTATAATGTTTATGTATTCTCTAAAGGTTTTCATAACATATTATAGCATAGGTAATTCATTGTAGTCAATACTGTCGCCCATAACTCCGATAACATAATTAGTTGATTCTGTTTCTTGTAGTGCGCTTTGTTTCTTACTAGTATCACTGTGTTTATTAAACCACGGAATAGGAGTTGTCTTAGGTGATGGACTATTATATTTGATACCAATTTGCTTAAGGGCATCGGCAGCAGTATAGTCTACAAACTCACGTAGAATGTTTGCATTAAGGCCAATCACTGGGCCTAACTTAAACAAATATTCTGCCCATTCTTTTTCTTCACGGATTACGTCCATATACAATTGATACACCTCAGCTTGACATTCATCTCTTGCTTCGGCGAAACGTGGATCTTCCTTGACTACTTGATTAATCAAATAGGCAGTCCAACCTTTGTGTAGCAGTTCGTCTTGTAGGATCAGGCTGATAATGTTGCCATTACCGATAAAGATCTTGTTCTCAACCATGGCCAAACTAGTGGCAAACGATACCATGAAGCGGAAAGCTTCTAAGGCGTAACTTGCGTGTAGTGCTAGCCAAATTGCTTTGATATGTGTCTTTTCGTTAATCTTTTCACCACATTCTTTACGACAGTTGATTACGTGTAGTGCATCATAGTAGTTGCCTACACTTGAAGCCATACCAACAATCTCTTGTGTGTCATGTATCGTGTTAAACACTTCCTTAGGCACATTATAGATATTACGAATAATGTGGCTGTAACTACGACTGTGGATATTAGTTTCAAAGAATGTCCAGTTATAGATAAGTGCTTCTAGTTCTGGCAGTGAGCATACTGGGGTAAACACTTGACTAGGTGCTCGTCCTTGTAAGCTGTCTAGTGCTGTTTGACGTAGCAAGTTACTAGTAAAGATATGTTTAACTGCATCACTGGCATCTTTAAAGTCATTGGCATCTTTGCTTAGGCTAATCTCTTCTGGTACCCAAAAGAATCCACGAGCAGTTGTTTCAAAGTCTGCAATTTTTTTATACTTGACTTCTTCAAATCGTTGAATGGTAACAGGACCGGCTGGGTCCAAAAACATCTTGCGATTGAGATAATCTGTCTTTGTTTTTAAATTATATTGTTGTTGGCTCATAATTTGCATGCCTCACAGTCGTCATCTTCTTCAATTAATTCTCTTTCATTATGGAATCCATTGTAATGTACTTCTGGAGTCAATTCTGCTTGTTGTTTACTTCCAGCCTTATTGATTAGACTGTAGTAGAACGTTTTCAATCCCCACATATGTGCCTGCATTAGATTTTTAGCAATCAGTGTGGTTGGCACTTTGCGATCTGCCCAATGAGCTGGATTATAGAAAGTGTTGGTACTGATACTCTGATCCACATAGGCAGCTAGTACTGCGGCAGTTTTAATATAGCCTACACAATCTTTTTGATCCCACATCATTTGATATTTGTTTTTTAATTTAGCGTACTCTGGCACAACCTGTACAAATGATCCTGCCTTTGATTCCTTAACACTGATTAAGCTCATAGGCATTTCAATACCATTGGTGCTGTTTATAACAACACTTGAGCTTTCGACAGGTGCAATGGCCATTAGTGTAGCGTTGCGTACACCATACTGCTTCATATTACCACGTAGTGTTTCCCAATCAAGTTCTGGGGCAAAGTTTGCTAATTCATTAACACCCTTGGCTCTGCGTTCCCAAGGAAACTCACCTTTACCATAACGTGTATGTGCGCTATCGACACAGGCACCACGTTCTTTAGCCAACTCAACAGTTGCTTCCGTTAGATAAAAAGCCTGATGTTCCATCCATGTCTTAACATCTTGTAGTGCATCCTTTTCTCCATACTTGAGTCCACGCTTGGCGTGCCAGTATGCTAGATTAGTAACACCAATACCCAAAGGGCTTATTTCATCGTTTGACAACTTGCTTTGAATACTCAAGAAATCTTGATAGTCAAGGATGTTACACAGGCTACGCTGTAGAATCCTGCAGGCTCTACGCATATCCTCAGGGTTACGGAACGATCCCCAGTTGATAGATCCCAGTGTACATAACGCTATGCGTCCCTCATCGTCGTCTAATCGCTTAAATGGACGTGTGGGTAATAAGATCTCACAGCACAAGTTACTTTGATAAATCGTGTGATACTCAGGATCAAACGGACCTTGGTTCATTACATTATCAATGAATACTAGATATATCCGACCCGTATCTGTACGTTCTTTTAGTATACCACCCTTGAAAACTTCTTCAGCAGCCATGACCTTTTTACGTAGGTCTTTACGCTTTTCGTATTTTACATACAGCTCTTCGAATCGTTCTGTGTTCTTATAAAAAGCTTCGTACAAGTCCGGAACTTCATTTGGGTCAAAGAAGGTTATGTTTTCTTTGTTCTTGAATCGTCTCCAGAAAAATGCGGAAAGAACAACCCCATAGTCCATGTGCCGGACACGGGTTTCTTCTGTGCCTTGATTGTT